CGAGTTCTGGGTGGTGATGCCATGCACCAGCGCGTCGAGGACCTCCGTGGAGTTCTTGCCGCTGATGACCGCGGCGTCCTGCGCGACCCGCGCGAGGTCGGTGCTCTTGGACAGGTCGAGCTGGTTACGGGCGAACTGCGCGACGAGGCCCTGAGCCACCCCGGCCTCGATGCCCTGCTTACGGACAGCGGAGACCGACTGCTGCATCGCGTCGTAGCTGATGTTGTTCGCCTTGGCGAGCGCCCGCAGCGAGGCGTCCATCTCCCCGGCCCGCGCCGCGGTCTTGAAGGCTTCAACGCCGAACGCGGTCGCGGCGACGGTGGCCCCGGCGATGCCGGTCGCAACGCTCTTGCCCACCGCGGCGCCGAGCCCGCCGACCGCCTTCAGCCCGGCGGTCATCGACTGGCTGATGGAGCCCGCGGCCTGGTGCCCGGCCTCGCTCGCATCCCTGGCGATGACCGACTTCAGGTCGCGGGTGTCGGCGGTGACCGGGACGGTCAGCGACCCGTAGGTGTAAGCGGCCATCGCTCACCCGCACGCCCGGCATCCCGCCGAGCATCGCCGCGGCGTCGCCCCACGACCCCGCCCTGCCCGCGCCGCTGGCCTGCGGCGATGGATTACGCGCGGATTGCGCGTACGACCCCGGCCGGGGCACCGGCTTGGGCTTGGCGACGTTCTTGGCGCCGTGGGCCTTCATCGTGACCCACGTCAGCGCGGCCACCTGGTCGATGAGCACGGCGAGCAGCTCGGACTCGGTCGACCACGGGTCACCGGCCCGCAGGACGTACGGGGGCAGCCGGTCGAGCAGCACCGCGACCCGGCGCGTCGACACGCCGGGGTCAAGTACGTCGACCCCGTACGCCGCGAGCATTAGTGCCTCGATGTCCGGGTTGAATCGCGCCGCGCACGCGGCCTGGAATTTGGGAGGCTCGCCATCCCGCCGGTCGCCCCGGCCGCCGCGAACAGCGCCTTCATCTCGCCGAGCGTGAGCCCGGCCGCGCAGAGCTGCTCATAGGTCTCCGGGCCGATCAGCGAGCCGAGCGCGGCTTCCAGGTCACCGGTCGCCACCTTGCGGATCGTGGTCATCGGCCAGCCGGACATCGCGGGAAGCTCGTAGTGCGTGCCCTTGTAGATGAACGGGAACGGCGCAGCCTCACCCTCGGCCGCAGCCGCGGCCTCCAGGTTGAATACGTTGCTGTCCCCGTTGGGGCTGGTCACGCCGCCGTCGAGGACGCGGCGGGCTTCGCCTGCCGGGAGCCGCGGGCACGCGGGGCGCCGCTGTCATCCTCGGGCGGGCCGAGCAGCACCTTCGCGAGCTTGCCCGCGTCGTCCAGCGCCGACAGGGTGCAGTCGAGCGGCACCGCGGCGCCGCGGGTGATCTGCATGTCCCCGGCGTCGGTGAGGCTGGCCCGGTAGAAGATGATCCGCAGCACCCGCTCGGCGTCCCGCGCGTCGATCCCCACCATGTAGAGGTGCTGAGGGGTGTCCGACCGCAGGTCCATGTCCAGCAGCCCATCGCTGTCGGCGGTCTCCTCGTCGGCGTCGAAGTACAGCGCCAGCGTCTTGCCGTTGAGCTGCCAGAGCACGAACTGGAGGGTGATCGAGCGGCCGGTGATCACCGACCGGATCGGGACCACCGACTGCCACGGGGTGATGTCCGTCGAGTCGGTGGACTGCCCCACGGTGGGGCCGTCGTCGGACAGGTAGCCGAGAATCTCCCACTCGTCGGGCCACTCGTCGCTGGTGCCGTCCGGCAGGTCCGAGCCGAGCGGGGCGAGCCAGAGACCCGGCCCGTTCGCGGTGCCGACCTGCACCTCTCCGGGCTGGAGCTGGCGTGATGGGGATGGGGGCATGACGATTCCTTCCTACGGTGCCTCGGCAGGAGCGGGGGCCGCTGCGCCTCGGCGGGGATGGACCCGGATCTCGTAGCGCGCCATGTAGCGCGGCGAGCCGTCGTCGTCGGGGAGCCACGCTGGCCCCTCGACCGGCTGGACGTAACAGACCGTGCCGTCCGGCCAGGGCACATCGGGCAGGCCGACGATCACCTGCCGCACGGTCTCGGCGAGCGCGCGGGCGGCTTCCTTGCGGCGGTGCCGCGCGTCGACCTGAACGAAGTAGACGTAGATCCAGCCGGGCCACGTCTGCACCGCGGAGTAGGCGAACGAGGTCAGGTCGCCGAGCGGCTGAAGGTCGCGGATGTTCGCCCAGACCCACGCCTCAAGGTCGGGCTGCACAATGACCGGGGCCGCGGTCATCCGCCGACCGCCAGCGCCCGGCCGAGCGGCGCGTAGGCGCGGGTCCGGCGGGTGCCGTACTCCACGAACCGGGCATAGGGCGCCGTGTTGATCACGACGGAGGTTCCGGGGTCGTTGTAGCCCGGCCGCACCTCCCAGCTCGCCGCCATCAGCCCGGACAGCCGCGGGGTGTTCGCCCTGGCCGCCCCGGCGATCTTCTGCGCGGTCTCCGCGATGTTCTGCTGCACCGCGAGCCGCGGCGCCTTCGGGTCGGTGACCCGGAACACGACCTCACCCGCCACGACGCACCGTCACGGTCATCGCGTGGCAGGCGATACCGGCGCCCGGCCCCAGCACGGGATCAGCGATCACCCGGACCTCTGACACGGTGTACGCCTCGCCGCGGATGAGCGCGGTCAGCCCGTCGACCGGTGCGGCGTCCAGGGGGAGGAACAGGTTCCCGGTCTCAATCCTGGCCGGGTCGTGCGGCCCCCGGCCGCCGCCGTCGCCCGCCTGCGCGTCGGACTGCCCGGTGAGGAGCTGGAGGTTCCCGGTCCCGGCCCAGATGCGGCGGGCCGGTGTCCCCTCCCGCCAGCCGTGCCCGTCCAGGGGACCGGGCGCGTACAGCTCCACGTAGTCGGCGCCGAGCAGCAGCATCGTCACGGCTACTCCACCCACTCGATCCAGGGCAGCCGGTGGCCGTGCAGCCGAACCGGCGGCGCGGCTTGCAGCGGCACCGACACGGCGCTGGTAAACGAGCGGTGCCACGCGGCGCGGGCGAGCGCGGCGCCGAGGTCCCCGCCCGGCGTGGCCCGCCCGTAGCTGACCGACTGCGCGCCGGTCGCGACCTGCGCGACGGCGATAGCCGGGGGCAGCATCGCCGCATACGCCTCCCACTGGATCGCCGCGCACAGGTGCGGGTCGTCGCCCCACCACGCATCCGCGATGGCCTGCGCGGTGTCGCGGGGCAGCCCGACCTCAGCGGGCGGCGCCAGCGGCGGCGCCCACGCCTCCCAGGTCGGCGCGGTGGTCACTTCTTGGCCGCGCCGCCCTCACGCGGAGGCGGGGTGACTTCGCCGTGCGGGTGGTTGGCGAGCAGACCGCCGCCAGCCGGGGCCGTCAGGTTGAGCAGGTTGGCCCGCGCGAACGGGACCGCCCCGGCGGGCACCCGCGGGGTGACCGGCTTGATGATCGTGCAGCCGAACCGAGCCCAAATCTTGCACGGGACCACGTTGTCCTGGAACCCGGAGACCGCGATCGTGCCGTCCGGGGCGGCGATCACGCCGGACGGGTCGATGCGGAACCTGATGTCCTCCCGCACGCCGATGACCAGGTAATCCCACGCGCCGGTGATGAAGTTGATGTTCCCGGCGTTCGGCGGGTTCCCGGCGTACTGGCTGTAGGCGATCGGCTCGCCGTAGAGGGTGGGCCGCTGGCTGTTGCCGACCTGCTCAGTGCCGAGCAGCAGCGCCCCGGTCTGGTCGCGGACGCCGCGGAACCGGCCCTTGGCGCCGATGTCCGCCGAGTGCCCGGTCACCGCGAGGCCCTGGCCCTCGACGTAGCTCATCCCGTTGTTCACGGCGTCCACCGCGTCGATCGCGGTCGGGAACGGCCCGGTGTTGCCGCCGACCGGAGTCGAGTACATGTTGTTGGCCGCGCAGATCCCGCCGACCGGGAAGCTCGCCGGGACATCCGCGACCGGCCCGCCGAACAGCACGGTCTCATCGAGCTTGACCGCGATGGCCTCGGCCATCTTCGGCCGCGCCCAGTTCCACAGGTTGATCGTGTTGTCATCGAGGTACTGCTGCGGGATCGCCACCACCGCGGCGATTTCCTCGGCCGTGATGACCTGCGGCTTGAGGAACAGGTCGGTGTAGGGCTTGCGGCCGGTCCCGGCGGGCGGCGCCCCGGCCCCGTGGACCCACTGCGCGGTCGGGAGCTTGCCGGTCACCGGAAGCTCGGTGATCCGGGTGCCCATCGGCATCGTCTGGGCGAGCTGGAGCACGGCTGAGCGCTGCGCCACCTCGTCAATGATCTGCTGGCTGTACTCGTGGGGGATGATCCCCGAGAAGTCGGAGAGCGGCATCGGTGACGGCCTTTCAGCGAGACGGAACAGGTCTCGCCGCATTTCCGCGCCACCGGGCCGAGCGCCGCATCACGCCGCACGCTGGCCGGGCCTTGGGATCACCCCTCGTGGAGCGCCCGGATTCGGCTACCGGCTGCCGCCGCATCACGCCGCGCGGCATCGAAGCCAGCATTACCCCGCGAGCCGCGGCCCGTCAACTTACGAGCGGCTCCCGCCCCGCATGATGTCGCGGAACAGGTCGCCGTTCGCGCTGCCGGGGTCGCGCGGCCCGGCGGGGACGCGACCGGGCGCCGGGGGCACCGCCGCGAGCTGGTCGACCAGCTTCCCGATCGCGCCCTTGTCCGGCTTGCCGTCTTTGAGCAGCTTGGCCATGTCGAGCACCGCGAGCGCCGCGTCCGGGTTGGTGATCCGCCCGGCGGCCTGCGCCCGGAACTCAGCGGCGGCTAGCTCCTGCGCGTGCTCCAGGGCGGCCTCAGCCTTCCCCTCGTCGCGGGCCTTGGCGACCGCCCGCTCCTGCTCGGTCATGCCGTCCCGCTTGAGCTGGTCCAGCGCCTTGCGGTCCTCGGCGCGGAGCCTGCGCTCCTCGGCGAGCGCCGCCTCCACCTTGGCGAGGTCCTCGGCGGTGACGGCCTTCGGCGCGGGCGGCGGGGAGGGCGGCGCGGGCGGCCCTGGTGCGGGCGGGGAGGGCGGCGGGGGCGGCGCCGGGGGTGTGGGGTCGCCCGCCGGGGGTGTGGTCATGCCGGGGCTCCTTCCGGTTCTGGTGCGGGTGCGGGCGGCGGTGCGGCGGCCTGCTCAGCGGCCAGCATCCCCTCCCACCGCTCGATTTCCTGCGGGGTGGCGCCCCACCGCTGCCAGAGCACCTCGCGGGGCACCCCCAGCGTCGCCATCTTGACCAGCGCGTCGACCCGCTGGCCCTCGCTGCGCGTCTCGAAGTCCGCCCAGATGACCTCAGCGGACACGTCCACCGCGGCCGGGCTCCCGGCGAGCTGGAGCGCGAGCCGTATCGCCTCCTCGTACCCCTCGCCGAAGTGCAGCGACCGGCGCCGCACCTTGGCGACCAGCCCCGTCTCGGCCGCCTTGATCGCGTCCGCGGACAGGTTCACCAGGTGCCCGGTCAGGTAGTGCGCGGGGGTCTGCGTGATCGCGGCGAGCATCGTCACGTCCTGCTCCACCGACGCGAGGTAGCCGCCCAGCGTCGACTCCTGGAACGCGCCGAACCGGCCGCCCTCGTTCTCGTTGGTGAGCAGCCGGTTAGACCCGATGTCGAAGGGCCGGACCACCTTCACGGCCTCGGCGCCATCGGCGGTCTTCACCACGTCGCGGGCGATGCGGATACCAGTCGCCCAGATCTGCCGGAAAGCGCCGTAGTCCATCGCGACGGCCCGGTTGAACAGGGTGGTCTGTATCCGGTCCTGGATGGCCAGGGCGGGCGCCAGCTCCGAGCGCGGCCAGCCGACCGTCCGCGGCTGCGGCACCAGCTCGATGAGCCCCACCGTCCCGGCCGGGTTCGGCGCCACCTCCGGGCCGAGGTCCCACGGGTTCCAGGTGATGATCTCCTCGGGCGTGATCAGCACCTCGATATCGCGGCCGGGCTCGCCGGGCACCTCCTGGAACCGCTTGTACCCGGCGAGGCGCCGCCGCCGGTTCCCCGGCTGGTACAGCACGGTCGCCTGTAGCGGCGACTCAGCCGTGATGGAAACGCCGGTCGGGTTGTCCTCGTCGGGCTGCACCAGCACGAACGAGGAGCCCATGACCAGCGCGTCGGTCTGCACCAGCTCGCTGTCGGCGTCCATCTGGTTGGCCTGCCAGAGGGTCCAGGCCGCCTCGCTGGCGTCGTCGTCGCCGAACCGGAAGCCGACCACCTGGAGCCGCTCGGCGACCGCGTTCACGATCAGCTCGCACCAGTTCGCCCCGGACTCCTCAAGGAACGTCTGGAAGGTGCGCCGCTCCTCGGTGTCGAGCAGCGCGATCACGCCCTGCTCGCCCTCGTAATACTGCTGGAACTCGCGGGCGCGGCCCGCCTGGGTGTCGAGCTTGTTCGCGCACGCCGCCCGCAGGTCGTCTACCTCGGCCATCGTGCCGCCTCCTTTTGTCTCACGTTGTCAACTAGAACCCCGCCGCCGCGTACTCCTCCGACCGTGAGGACCGCCGCAGCGCCCGGTCCAGCCCCATCACCGCGGCCACGATGCCGTCGATCTTCTCGGCGGACTTCTGCCGGTCGAACTTCACGTTGCCCGCCCCGTCCGTCCTGGTGACCGCGTTGCCCGCCTGCCACCGGGCGATCCCCGACCCGCCGTGCCGCAGCTCGGACGCGGCGACCAGCCGCAGCAGCTCAGCCGACGACGCCGACATGTTCCGCGCGCTCTGCGCGAACGGCACCATGACCCACCCGTCGTCGGCCAGCTCCACCGCGAGCTGGACCGCGTTCCACGGGTCGAACGCCATCTCCGCGATCCGGTACACCAGCCGGTCGGCGTTGAGCGCCGCGCGGATCGTCTCGTAGTCGGTGACCGGGCTGTCGGTCAGCGTCAGCTCGCCCCTGGCCACCCACAGCTCGGCCTGGCCGCCGGTTCGCCGGGACAGGTCCGCGAGCCGCGCCGCGGGGCAGAAGTGCCGCCAGATCACGTCATAGGCGCCGTCCGCGGCGGGGAAGACCAGCGCGTAGGCGGCGAGGTCCTGGGTGGCCGCCAGGTCCAGCCCGGCGAAGCACTCGGCGCCCGCCAGCTCGCCCGGCATCTCCGCGGCCGGGACCGGCCCCGCGGACTCGTCCCACACCGGCATCGAGATGGCCCGCCCGACCTTGGAGGTCGGCTGGTTGAGCCGGAACTGGCGGAATGACCGCTCCGCGGCCGGGTTGCGCTGCGCCGTCCGGCACTCGCTGGCCAGCACCCGCTCATCCAGGAAGTCGCCCAGCGCCGGGTTCGCCTGCCGCCAGGTGGACGGCCTGGTCCAGTCCGCATCGTCGGCCGCGCGGAAGATGACCACCAGCCGCTCGGGCTCCAGCTCGGGGTCCTCGGCGATCCGCTCCGACCACTCCCGCTCCGTCGCCGCGAACCCGGACGGGTCGCTCTCGGCGGTCGTCGCGAGCAGCAGCAGCGGTTGGGCGCGGGTGCCCATCGAGGTCCGCATCGTGTCGAACAGGTCGCGGCCCCGCTGGGTGAGCAGCTCGTCAATCACGGCGCCCGAGGGCTCCTCGCCGAGGTTGCCCTCCGCGTCGCCCGCCGCCACCGCGTAGAAGCTCGCCGTCGACTCGTCCACGATCCGCTCGGCGCCGCGGATCACCTGGAGCCGCGCCCGCAGGATCGGGCTGTTCACCGCCATCCGCGCCGCGACCCGGTACACGAGCCCGGCCTGCCCGGAGTCCAGCGCGAGCCCGTAAATCTCGGCCGCCGCCTCGCCATCCGCGACCAGCAGGTACAGCACCAGCCCGGCGAGCAGCTCAGTCTTGCCGTTCTTCCGCGCGACGTTCAGGTAGAGGATGCGGTACTTGCGCACATACCGGCGCCGCCGGTCGTCGTAGACCACCTGCCCGATCAGCGGCGCCAGCACCCGCTCACGCTGCCACGGTGAGGGGATGAACGGCTGCCGCGCGTAGTCGCCCTTCGTGTGGGTCAGGATCTCGGTGAAGAACGCCACCACGTGCCGGACCCGCCCCGCGCAACGGTGCTCGCCCCGCTTCCTGCACCGCACCCCGTCAAGGGTGTAGCCGCAGACCGGCGGGCTAGCCATCGCGCACCAGCGGCGGGTCGCCGGTCGGGTCGCCCCGCTCGGCCCTGACCTGGCACCCCCACGTCATCGCCGCCGACAGCACCGCCCCGATCCGGTTCAGCTCAGCCGCCGCCGCCTCGGCCATCTCCGCGAGCGCCGCGTTCATGGCCTCAGCCCAGTTGACCGGGGGCCGCTCGTCAGCCATCAGTCAGCAACCGCTCCGCAGCACTCGCTATGGACCCCTGCACCCGCAGCCCCGACCGGGCCGAGGGCGTGAACCCGAACTCCCGCGCCATCACCCGCAGCGCCGCCTCCGCATCCCGCACCTGCCCCCACAGCGGGTTCTTCACGAACACCGTCTCCTCCCCCTCACCACTCCGCTTGAAGACCGGGGGTGACGAGGCCGCGAGCTGGGCCAGCCGTCGCCACCGGGCGAAGCACTCGCAATAGGCCGCCAGCAGGTCCACGTCGGCCGCCGTGACCACCCCCATCGCCACCAGGTGCGGCCCCAGCTCGTCCCACTTCTCGACCGCCCCCTTCGACAGGTACGGGGGCCGGATCACGGGCAGCGCCGCCGGGCGCGGCTCGTCCCGGTTGATGCGCTCCGTGTGGCCACCGTGCAGCACCCGCAGGGCGGTGGGCTTCGCGGCTGGACCCCTAGCACCCACCACGCACCCCCAGCACCCCATCGCGGGCGCGGAGCGCCACGCTGCGGGCCGAACGCGGGCAACGGCACACGCTGAGACCTTGGGGCGGCAGCGTGGCGCTCCGGGCCGCGCAGCGCGTCGCGGGGTGGGGGGTCACCCCTCGCCGCCCGTGTCTCGGGGAG